AAAATAATAATAAATTTTAAATCGTTAATAGGGATTGCACATGCCCCCAACCCTCGATATGTTGACCTATCGAGTTCTTTCGGTGTTCTATCGGTGCTTTTTCTATTGACAAATTACAGGAGTATGCTATGATTATAATTACATTATTAACTTTTATGTGTGGTATGGTATGTGGCTTTATCGCACTCGGAACTTATACCTTTGTGAAGGGGGGCAGATGAAATGGAAATTGACAACTCAGTTTTGTATCTTATTTTTAGTCTTATTGGTATACTCATCATCTGGTATCTGAAATGATTATCGGAAAGTATATACCTGACAATGCGATACAAGTTAGATATGTTCATCCTCAGTATGAACAAGATGAAGACGGCAACGAATATGTATGGAACGAAGAAGAAATGACAGATGTTGAAGCCTTGATTCGTGAAGTTAACAGAAATCAAATACCTTTATACTATCGTCGCAGAGTATCTGACTATGCTCGTGAAGATACGCGTAGGTGGAACAGATATATCAATGATAATAACCGACACTATAAAGATAGTCTTTTATATGTTCGTGTTAAGAAAGTAGGTAGACGAGTTCTTGTTGTCTATGACAAAGCCTATTGGGATAAGATACTTGCTTCTGGTAAAAAGATTACAAGTAATATGGGTGCTGTGAATCGCAACAACATAAGACACAGACCTCGTCACATAGTAATGTCACCAGATGTATCACCAGATGTACAAGAATCTATAGAAGATTTTGTAAGATCGTTGGATGAAAATACGCATACAACATGGGGGGAGGATCATGAAGAAAGATGAACTACAGATTGTATTGATTGATTGGCTCGACGCTATGTCGGATGATAACTCATGGCAAGAGTTAAAAGAATTAGAAGAACAAAAGCTAAGACCTGTCACAAGTGTCGGATATGTTATCAAAGAAGATAAGGATTCCGTCATTCTTGTGTCATCTTTTGATGAAGAAAGTCAATGTGGTGGTGGGGGTGTTGTTATCCCTACCAATTGTATTACAAATAAAACAGTATTGAAAGGACAAATTAATGTCGAATGATTATGATTGGAGAACTAATCTATTCGTCTATGGCACACTAAAAAAGAACGGCAGATTACACAGCGTGCTAGGTAATTCATCTGAATTTGTTGGCACATATGTGACAGCAGATAACAAGTATGATTTGTTTAGTTACGCAAAAAGTTTTCCTATTCTTGTGGCAAGAGAGAAAGGATTTAGAATACGGGGTGAGGTGTGGTCAGTCACACCAGAAACTATGGATAGAGTAAATGCTATCGAGAGTGGATCATCATACTACCCTTTCCAAATAGATGTGATGAATGAAGTAACAAAAGAATATGAGGTTGGATCTGTGCTAGTCTTTATGTTCCCAGGGAACAACCATAGGCTTATGCCTGTTAAAGATATTGAAGCAGTAGACAACATCAAGGAGTGGTCAATATGATTATAGATTATGCGGCTTACATTTTGTTTATGTTAGGCTTGACAGCCTTCCCATTAATCTCTATTGTAGGTTTTATTACTGAAGAAGAAATGCGAAATCCGTTCGTGTTTATTATGATAATATGTTATATATTAATAGGAGTTAGAATATGGTCGAACCTTACAAGAAAAAAATAGAACAAGACGATGACATCTTAGAAGATGGTGACTTTGTATTAGATGGATACACAGTTAATATCGAAGACACATCTAAACATAATGACGATTTAAGTTTAGATCACAATGACTATGAACATATACAGGAGGAATATGGCGTACAATCCGAAGACATACAACCTATTGCACTCGACAGATTTATCGAACGCATTGGAAAAAGCCGTCGATCATCTGGATAATAGTGAGAGCGACGAGCCTTGTATATATCTAAGGCATGACAAACCATTTGCTTTGAAGATGAGATTGTATAGATATGTCAAAGCATATCGTACACAAATGAAAAGCAAAGACAGTGTAGATGAAATGCGATATGATCATTTAGTGTTTGACATTAAAAATGATTGTGTTACAATTACATCTTCATTAGAATCAAAATCATTTGACATGACAGATGAGGAAGGAAATAAACTATGAGCAATGACTTAAATAAAGTCCAACAAAAATTGTTTACTGATTGTTTGGAAGACTTAAGAAAACCTATTGCAGATTTATGTATGAAGTATCCCATGGCAGTTGTTGAATCAGCACTGATTGAACTGGGTATGCGAATGATACTAACATCAGCAGGTAGTTTGCCCGCGTTGCATATGTTATCAGTGTGTGTACAAAATGCAACTTCGATAGGACATTTAATTGAAAAGGACCTGGCTTCCATGAGGGAAGAGGGGCAAGAACCAGACGCATTGGAGGATTGGCTATACAATGCAAACATTACAGGAAAGACCATACATTGATCATGTGCCCACACAACTTAAGTATTGGGCAGATAAAATGTATGACGCAGAGTTCGAAGGTAGGTGGCGGCAATACCACGAAGCAAAGTCACTCTACCTTCGCTATAAAAAACTAAGTGAAGAAGGAGTGGAGTATGAACCTAATTTTTAATTTAATAAAAAAACTTATTGACAAATTTTTTAAACGTGATAAGTATAAACCTCATAAAAAATATATGAGAGGAGGGAGACAAGATGAAGTATGATGTTACAACTAGCCACATGTATACGCAACACTGGACAGTGGAAGCTAAGACTAAAGAAGATGCGGCGAAACAAGTAATGGAATCAAACATGAAGTTTGATAAAGTTACTCGTAAATATGTATCTAATAAATTACCTATGGGTTTGGTTACAATACCAGACGCAAAGATTATGTCAGTTGAACCGTATGATACGGCAGGCTTAGATGAACCACAAATAGATACAATTAGTTATGGAGGAACAGATCCAGAATGAGTGAAGAACTAGAGATACCAACAGAACTATTAGAGAAAGATCCTATGGAACTTGCAGACAGCCAGAAAGATATTGATACAATCATTGAGTATCTACAAAAGACTCGTGAGAATATTAGAGCGGCAGAGAAATCTGGTAAAAGAATAACAGGCAAGGCGGCAAGAACTAAAGCCAAACCTGTGACAGAAGGTAGCATATTAGATGTGTTAGTTAAAGATGTCTAAACCAGATAGGATTCCAAAGTATGTTTATGTAGATGATAAACCTAAACAAGTGGTGTGGGATACGTCAAGTCTTTCAACTTTCTTGGCGTGCCCCCGTCTATACAATCTAACAAACTTGCGTGGGTATAAACTAAAAAGTTATGGCACGGTTACGGGCTTTGGCTCTGCGGTACACGACGCATACGAGATCTTAGATAGGGGTAGGTTTCATAACAAAAGTAAACAAGATACATTGCGTGAAGCAATTGAGTTTACACTTAAAAATTATGGAGCAGACTTATCCTTATCAGAAGATAAAGCCAGGGGATTGGAAGCCGCACTGCGTGCAATTGTGTGGAGAGTAGATGAATACTGGGATGATAACATAAAGATTGCGGCTATGCCTAACGGTGAACCATGTCTTGAGAAAAGATTTGAAGTACCCTTCGGTAACACAGGCAAAAGATTTTCTGGTAGGATAGATAAGATAGTAGAGTTTGAAGGTGGCTTGTATCTGTGCGATACAAAAACAACTAAAGCTTCTTTAAGTGATATGTACTTTAGAAACTATCAACCAAACAACCAAGTGTATGCATACTTGTGGGCGGCGAGACACATATTAAATTTACCTGTGCGTGGATTTATTATAGATGCAGTTCAAACTGGCGTACACTTTTGTAGATTCAATCGTTCAGTATTTAATGTATCTAACTTATCCATCGATGAGTGGTACGCTGATACGATACACAGTTTAAATATATCTGAGGCTTACTGGGATAGTCAGTATTATCCTGCTAACTTTACATCATGTGGAAACTATGGTGGTTGTAAGTTCAGGGAAGTGTGCGCTGAATCACCTGACCACCGTGTCACGTTGTTAAGAGAAGACTTTGAAGTTGCGTTGCACGATGACCTGACCAGAGAAGCAGAAGTCATACACGCAGAAAATTTATTTGGTAAAAAAACTTCTTGACAAAAATTTTAATTATGCTAATATTACAAAATACAGGAGATAAATATGGCAAGTATAAAAAATCATACATCAGTAGATGTAACCAAGTTACTACTCGTAGGGGATAGTGGCTCTGGTAAGACGGCTTCATTAGCTACCCTTGCGAACGCAGGATACAAGTTACGTATCTTAGATTTTGACAACGGCTTAGACATTTTGCCCGAGTTCTTAACAGACACAGGTGTCAACAACGTTTCTTATGTTTCGTTGAAAGATCCTATGGGCAAAGCGGAGGCGTTTCGTAAGGGTGCAACTTTAATTTCTAATTGGAAAGATGAAGATGAAGAATACGGTCCTGTTTCTAAATGGACTAATAAAGATGTGTTAGTTATTGACAGCTTGACATTGATGGGCGAGGCTGCACTTCGTGCTGCTCTTGTTTTCAATAACAAGAAGTCAACTGATCAAGCGTCGCAACCCGAATGGGGAACGGCGGCTCGTGATGTGCAACATATCATACAGTACATAACAGGATCGGAAGTGCCTTGTAACGTGGTTGTTACAACGCATATGCAATACATGGAAGGAGACATGGGCGTGTCCAAAGCGTACCCAACTAGCGTAGGTTCTAAACTATCTACAAAGCTAGGCAGATACTTCAACTGTGTGTGCAGAATTGATACACGTTCTTCTAGCAAAGGAACCGAGAGGACTTTGCGTACTGTGTCTGATCACAGGATGGATCTCAAAGTTACTGCACCAAGTCTTATTGGTCAGACAACTGAATTAGATCTAGCTAAATTGTTCAGTGCAATACAGCAAAATGCTCGCAAGAAATTGTCAGCAGACAATGTAATCAACTTAAATAAAGGAGGTAATTAATGGCTGAAATATCAGACTTTTTATCAATGAATCCAGATGACGTACAGGAACAGATGCCTTTACCAGAAGGTAGCTATGACTTCGTTATCACATCTTATCGTACGGATAAGGTAGGTGAAAACCAAAACGAGATCGTAAGGATCAATGTCAAGGCAAATGCTGTCTTGGAATCTGAGATCACCGACTCGGACTTGGATCACTGTGAGCCAACCAGAATGGAGTTCTGGGCAACTTCAAGAGCGTTAGGACAGGGCAACCCTGTGATTTCTATTAAGAAATTCCTAACCAAAACACTCGGTATGGGTGGTGCTAACTTTGGCGAGATGCTAGAGCAAAGCATAGGTCAAACATTTTCTGGTGTTGTGAAGCACGAAATGGTGGGCCGAAACAAAGACATACTACAAGCTTCTATTAAACGAATAATTAATAAGGCGGCGTAGTAATATGGGTGAGTATGCAGTACACAAGAATGTAACTTCTAAATTAATCGACGGTGCAAAGATTGCAATCGTCATGGACTATCCAACAGTTAACGAAGTTCGTTTAAATAAAATACTTGCAGGAGATTACATTCTAGGCAAGGTATGTAAACTAGCGGGGATACAGCTGGAAGAATGCATGCTCACCCACGTCTTTCAAAGACGACCAGCACAAGAAAACTTACAAAACTTTTTTCACAAGAGAAGTGAATACAAGGCTTTGTGCAAGACAACTGAGTGGCGATCACCCTATCCGTCTTCGACGATGGGGTTTCTTAAACAGGAGACGCAACCACATCTAGAAAGATTGTACAAGGAAATCAATGACGCTAAACCTAATGTTGTAATAGCACTGGGGGCAGTATCGTTGTGGGCACTAACAGGGTACGATAAGATTGGAACTTATAGAGGGGCGCTCATCTCCTCTAACACCTCACACATCAATGATGATATAAAAATAGTTCCTTCTTACGCCCTGTCTAGTGTGTCAAAAAATTATGCATTGAGATCTATATTATATTCTGATTTCAAAAAAGCAAAACAAGAATCCGAAACAAAAGAAATAAAAAACATCGAAAGAGAACTCTGGATCGAGCCGAGTATAAACGACCTAAATAAATTTAAAGAAGACTTCATAAGAAGAGATAACGCAGATCATCCTTTGGCATTTGATATTGAAACAGCAGGTGGGCGAATAACATGTATAGGGTTTGCCCCCTCATCTACCCATGCCATTGTAGTACCATTCACATATGGATACTGGAAGAAAGATGATGAAACAAAAGCGTGGAATTGGGTTAAAGATTTATTAGAAGACAAACAAATTGCAAAGGTAGCACAGAATCAATCTTACGATGTATCATGGTTAAAATATAAACAGGACATAGAAGTTAAAGGTATAGTGCATGACACGATGCATGCACAGCATTCTTTGCAACCAGAAATGGAAAAAGGTTTAGGCTTCTTAGGCTCCATATACACTAACGAGGGTGCATGGAAAACTCTAGCCAAGTTTTCTCACAGCACGAAAGCCGATGAATAGTGAAGCGACCAAATTATTTCTCTGCCAAAGATGTAGACGAGAAGTGGGAAGAACAAATAAATACAATACGTTTATGGCGTGCTGTATTAGATCAGACACTGCAAGATTTAGTTTACGAAGGTAAAGGAAAAGAAGATAAGAAGGCTCATTTATCTGCATGGGAGTGGGTGAATGATGACAACGAGGACAGTGATTTTAATTTTATCTGTGACTTAGCAGATCTAGATGGAAGAACAACTCGTAAAGAAATT